TGAATCTATTGAGCCAACGACAGGTGAAAGGGGTATCAATAAGTTTATAAAGTTTCCATCTAACACAAATATGAGAAACAATTTTATACCATATAACATTGGTTTTAAACTAACACTGGCTACACTGTATATGAATGAAGCTGACCAAATACTTGAGCAAATTTTGCCCTATTTTAATCCATATGTAATGATCAGAGTTAATATACCAGAGATCGACTCTTATTTTGAACCCAAGATAATATTAAATGGTGTATCGCCTGATTTTGAAACACAGATGGAAGATGAAACTATAAGACTTATAAAATGAGACCTTGATTTCACAGCACATAGTTATTTGGTTAAGCCCGTGACAGAATCAAAAGAGATACATGATATATATTTGCAAATGAAGAATTATGATTTTATTGAAACACCATCACTGTCTGGAGATGGAATATTTGAAACACTTCATGTATCAGGATATAAAGATGAATCAGCTAATATAATATCAAGTTATGAAATACTATAAGGTTTAGTAAATGGATTTTAAAGAAATAAATGCTGTTGGGAATATGTATATACAGAGTGTACCAACATTATTGCCTTGAAAACAAAGTGATGTGAGACGGTTAGTATATAATGCTAGTAATGGTAGAGTGTATTATGGTGGTGTTAGTGATTGAGTTGAATGGCCTGACACTGTGGACATTACTAATCATGTAGCACTGACTAATCCACATTTAGAATCATTATCTACTGCTGAATTAAGTGCTCACATAGTATTGGCTAATCCACACACCGATTCCCTTTCAAGCGAAGCACTGAGTGCTCATGTGTTGGATGTGGACAATCCACATAATGTGAATTTAACATTAACAGATGCTTCCAGTGGTGCAATAACAGAACATATGTTTGCACAGGAAGAAAACTGCATAACACAATTAATGGGTAGTGAAAAATTAAGTGCTGGTTTTATCAACACTTATCAATTAGGGCAAATTACTTATGGTCTTATTAATAGTAGTGTTGATGATTATATAGAATGAAAAAAATGAGAAAGAAATGTTTTCAATGAAATAATTGGATTTGAATATGAGCGTAATATAACGGATGTTGATCAAACATTACAATATTCTATGTTTGGTATTGTTAATAGGGATATTGATACTATTGATTTAAGTCAAAATATATATATATTATGAGTAACAGGATTAAATAATCAAGGCCAATTGGGATTAAATGATAATGATAATAGAAATGTATTAATAAAAACAAGTGATATTCAATGAAATAAAATTGCTGGTGGTGGTAATCACACAATGGCAATAAAAACAGACGGCACATTGTGAGCAACTGGTGATAATCTTTATGGCCAATTAGGATTGGGTGATAATGATGATAGAAACACATTAACACAAGTTGGTGTGGGCACATGAGAAAGTGTGTCTTGTGGATATAATCACACAATGGCAATAAAGACAGATGGCACATTGTGAGCAACAGGGCAAAATAATAAGGGTCAATTAGGATTAAATGATAATGATGATAGAAACACATTAACACAAGATCTTGTGGTGGATTATTCACTGTTTTAATAAGAACAGACGGCACATTGTGATCTACGGGTTATAATCTTTATGGTCAATTAGGACTAAATCACAAAACTGATGTAAAAGTATTAACATGAGTTAGTATTGGTACATGAGAAAATATATCTTGTGGTGGTTATCATACATTAGCAATAAAAAGTGATAATTCACTTTGATCAACAGGAAGAAATAATACAGGCCAACTTGGATTGGGATCATCCACTGATGTAAAAATATTAACGAGAGTTGATTATAATGAATATTCATCTATTAGTTGTGGTTTTTATCATTCAGTAGCTTTAAGAATATCAAATAATTTATATACAACAGGACAGAATACTCAAGGCCAACTTGGATTATCTGGATATTATGCCAAAGAAGAAGATTTTGTAAAAGTAAATGAAAATGAATATTCATTTATTGGTTGTGGTTGATATCACACAATGGCAATAAAAACAGACGGCACATTGTGAGCAACTGGTGATAATCTTTATGGTCAATTAGGATTGGGTGATAATGATGATAGAAACACATTAACACAAGTTGGTATTGAAATAAATTGAAAAAAGATTTATTGTAATGGTAATCACACAACTATTTTAAATGGACATATATCATAAAGGCTTTAGTAAATGGATTTTAAAGAAATAAATGCTGTGGGAAAGATGTACACACAAAGTGTACCAGCATTATTGCCTTGAAAATTATCAGACAGGAGAAGATTAGTATATAATGCCAGTGATGGTAAACTATATTATGGTGGTCACACTGACTGAGTTGAATGACCAAACACAGAAGCAATAGTATCACACCTTGCTTTAACTAATCCACACACTGATTCACTTTCTACTGCTGAACTTAGTGCTCACACTATTCTAATTAATCCACATAGTGATTCATTGTCCAGTGATGCATTGAGTGCTCATATTAATGACAGTGATAATCCACACAACACTAATATGACATTAACTGATGCTTCTAGTGGTGCTGTTTTGGATTCACACATGTTTGCACAAGAAGAAAACTGTGTGTTACTTTCTACGAGTACAAGTGCTGCGAGTGCTGGATTTATTAACGAATATCAATTGGGACAGATCACTTATGGCCTTGTTAATAGCAGTGTTGATGATCATATAGAGTGGAAAGAATGAATACGCAATGAATCAAATGAGATAGTGGGCTTTAATTATGTATATGATGTAAACACCGGCAGTGAAACACTGCAATATTCTATGTTTGGTGTGGTAAATAGGGATATAGATACAACTGATTTAATTGAACATAAAACACTGTATAGTACTGGATATAATGATTATAGTCAGCTTGGTCTTGGTGATGATGTTGATAGGTTTGTATTTACTAACACAACAATAGCTAACGTGGTTCAAATTTCTGCATCAGCTTGAGCTACTCATATATTAAAATCAGATGGTACTATTTGGGGTACTGGTAGAAATAGTGAGGGTCAGCTTGGACTTGGAAATACAGACACACCAAAATCAGTATTCACACAAGAAGTGCTTGGTGACACAGATTGAAGATTTATTGATTCTGGAAGTGGTCATTTAATGGCTATAAAACATGATGGCACACTGTGGGGCACTGGTTCTAATAATTGAGCACAGTTAGGAATGGGTAACCTTGACACCACTAATAGATCAACATTAACACAGGTCAGTTCTGCTTCTGATTGGGAAACAGTATCGTGTGGATATGATTTTACACTTGGTATTAAGACGGACGGTTCACTGTGAGCATGAGGACACAATCATATGAGCCAATTGGGTCTAGTTTATATTGGATCAAAATATTATGTGCCAACAGAAGTTTCACTTGGATTTAAAGTAAGCAAAGTTGAATGTGGTGTATATTATTCATTCATTGTGTCAGAAGATGGTGAACTATGAGGAACAGGACAAAAAGCTGATTTAGGATTTGGTTGGACTGGATTTGGCTTATATTCTGAATTTACACAGATAGGCAGTGATACAGATTGGGATAGAATAGAAGCTGCTGGAAATATTTGACATACAGCACTAAATCTTGCTATTAAAACTGATGGATCACTGTGGGGTATGGGTGAAAATGAATATGGTCAATTGGGTCTTGGTTATGAGGGTGGTGATGGTGATACACAAGAAGTTGAATCTAGTTGAATACAGATAGGTACTGATACTGATTGAATAGATATGTCAATAGGTAATACTTGGACAGCAGCACAAAAATCTGATGGCTCACTATGAGGAAGTGGTACTTATTATGAAGATGAAGGCCATTTTGGCACTGGTTTACATCCAGGTGCTTATGAATATATATCAACACGCATAAGAATGGGAACAGGCCTACAGGTTTTTGGGCAATTTAAATGTGGTGATTTTTCAACATTTGCTAATATGGGCAAACAAGTGGATCATGAAGTGTTGCACTTTGGTGGTCATAATAACAGCAATTGTTTTGGAGTATTACCAACAGGTGTATATTATCGTGAATTTACACGACACGAATCACCAATAATGGATGTTGTTAAAATTGGATGTGGATTTGATTTTACTATATTATTAAAATCTGATGGCACTCTTTGGAGTGTCGGATATAATCCATATGGTGAATTGGGTGTTGGCTATAGAAATACTTCATCTCCTTATTATATAAACGAATATACACAAGAAGCATTACACGATACGGATTGGATTGATATTTGGTGTGGTGCATCACATTCCATTGCATTAAAATCTAACGGCACTCTTTGAAGCACCGGATATAATTGAATTGGTGAACTCGGTTTAGGTGATAGAACAAGACGACACACATTTACACAAATAGGAACAGCAACAAATTGAATTACTTGTGATGGTGGTCATGGCACGTCTTATGCTATTAATTCTGATAGTGAATTATGGGGATGGGGTAATAATTATCATAATGAATTGGGACAGGGTTATACTGAAAACTATTATACTACACCACAGAGAATGGGCACTGATACTGATTGATTAGCGGTCTCTGTTGGAGAACAACAGAGTATGTTCTTAAAGAATGATGGAAGGTTATATGGTGTTGGTTATAATGGATTTGGAACACTTGGTATAGGCAATTTTACAAGTGACATTGATGTTTTAACACAAGTACATGATACTAATGGTATAACAGGTACAGAATGAAAAAGTGTTAGCCTTTTTATGACAACAACAATGGCAATAAAATTTGATGGAACATTATGAGCAACCGGATTTAATAGTGACCATCAATGTGGAATAGGTGATAATGGATATACTGACTTAAATGTATTCACACAGGTAGGCACAGATACAGATTGAGATAGAATTGAAGCTGGTTGATATTTTATGCTCATAAGAAAGAATGATGGAACACTATGGGGCACGGGTTGAGATTATTGGGGTAATTTTGGTAGAGATTATGATAGACCACCCTGAAATGGTGAACTCAGTACACCACATATATGTGGCAAAGATGGTGCAAAATTTTCAAGTGAATTTGGTTGTACACTATCAGGTACACTAGCAAATAAAATAGTATAAGGGAATATAACAATGAGAAAAAGAATAACAGATGAAATGAGCACAATTTTAGAAACATGCATAGATCAAATTTTTGAAAACGCTGATGAAGAACTACTTGAAACACCAGCAATACATATGATTGACAGGGAATTTAGAATGATGTTCAGGAATAAATTACATGAACACATGAGAAATAAAAGGGAATAAACTATGACTGACTACACTTTAATGCCAGCATCTTCTGATAAGTTTCAGTTAACATTTGGGCAATTACCTATATCATCCAATATGATTGATAATAAAAAGCTAACACTTCATTTGTTTGACAGCATATTACCCAGTGTTAGTTTTGGATTGGGTGAAGAAAATTGACTCGGTCACACTATAAACAGGGTATATGAAAATCTTACTTTTAGCCCACTCACTGCAAACTTTATGGTTGATGAAAATTTTGATAATTGAAAACTTTTATTTAAATGACTAAGTTATATAAATAATAACAAAGATGTCCATGGTAAAGCAAAAAATGAATATTCAATAGATGCAAATCTTATAGTATACAATAACTTCCATTCACAGATTTTAAAAATTGCATATATTGATATTTTTCCACATGAACTCGACTCTATTACACTATCATACAGAGAAGGTGAAAATTATTTAACTTGTGCCTGTACTTTTTCATATGATTATTATGAAATAATAGACTAATTTTTATAAATATACTATAATATGATAATATGTTGAGACCAAATAGAAAAATATAAACTATGCTTGTCAAGTATAGGCAATTTTAAGGTGTGGTCTGGTTCACAGTGAAAAACAGTACACTATCATGAATCCTGTGAATCATGTAAAGAACCATACATATCAGGCAAACATCAAAGGTTTTGTTCAAAAAGCTGTTCAAATAGACACACGATGTTAAAAAATCCAGATAGAAGTCACCATTTGTTAGAAAAGGGAAGACAAACAAAATTAGAAAAATACGGTGATGAACACTATAATAACTTTAATAAATCAAAAGAAACAAAATTAGAAAAGTATGGTCATGAATAGTATAACAATCCAGAAAAAATGAAGCAAACATGTTTAAAAAAATATGGCGTTGCAAATCCAAATAAATTAGACGCGATAAAAAATAAAACCAAACAAACATGCTTAAATAGATATGGAAGTGAACATTACATAACATCGAAGGATTTTAAAGGAAAGAGTGAGAAGACAATAAAAGAAAAATATGGTGATGATGTTGTAAATGTTTTTCAAGTTAAGGAAATACAAGACAAAGCAAAGAAAACCATTCTTGAAAAATATGGAAGTGACAGTGTTCTTAGATTAAAAGAATTTAGAAACATAGAGAAGGCAAAACAAACCACTCTTGAAAAATACGGCGTTGATAATGTGTTTAAGTTAGAGCAATACAGAAATAATAAAAAGAGAAGTAAAACGTGAGAAAACAAAACACGGGAAGAATTGGATTTAATAAAACAGAAGAAAGTGAATTCTTGAAACAATAAAACACAGGATGAATTAAATGAAATATCCAAAAAAATATATGAAACACAAAAGAAAAACGGCACTTTTGGATATTCGAAGTCTTCACAAACATTTTTTTGAAAATTGTATGATAGACTGTCAGATTCACAAAAAAACGGATGCTATTTTTACGAATTAAATGATGAATATGGTGTTTTATCATATCGCGTTGATTTTTTGGTACACAACAAAGTAATTGAATTTTATGGTGATCTATGACATGCAAATCCAAATAAATTTAATGAAAACGATCAACCAAAGCCAAAAGATGATACCACAACAGCAAAAGAAATATGAGAATATGATAAAAACAGAATGGATATGATTGAAAACAAAGGATATGATACATTCGTGGTATGAGAACAAGAAGCAAAATTAAATGAAGAGCAAAGTTTAATAAATTGCTTGAACTATATAAATAATTAATAACAAAAGGAGATAAAAATGGCGTTTTATTTAAGCCCTATAATTTCGGTCAATGAGGTCGATCTGTCAACCACAATTCCAGCGGTTGCTACTTCAATTGGTGTTTTAGCATTAAGACAAACATATAAAGGAACAGAGCACGAACAAACTCTGATAACAACAGATGATCAGTTAAAAGAAGCATTTGGATACCCAACAACCAATTCCTATAAGGATATTTTAGCTGGCATGGGATATTTAAAGTATGGTAACAAACTATATTGCACGAGAGTTATGCCTGATGATGCAACTCTTGCTGGAACAAAAGCTACATCCGGTTATACCACTACAAGCACAGCATATACAGCTGCTTACACATTTAGTGATTCCGGCACTGTTGATGCCAGTGAAGATGATGGCCCATACACATATGCATCACTTGGTGCTAAGGATTTGACTTTATTTCCTGAACAAATATCAGCATCAATGACTGCTGGTGAACCACTTTGATTCATCGCAAAGTCAAGAGGTCAATGAGGAAATAACATAAGACTGTTACTCTTTAATCAAGATTTATATAATTCTATTAGATACTATGATTCTGCTGATGATAACATGGACTTACCTTCTGGTACTACAGTAACGGAAGAAGCTTCGGCTGCTGCAGCTGATATGTATACATCATATACAACAGCATTCAACACAATACTTGCACTTAATACACCACCTACATCTGAATATCAATTTGGTGTTGTTATACAGGCACAAGATCAGGGTGAATCAACTTGAGAAAATAAAGAAATTTTTATTGTATCAACAGATGTAGGTGAAACTGATGATCAAGGCCAATCAATGTTTGTTGAAACGGTCATTAATGAACAATCAGATTATGTATATGTATCACTGAACCCAAACTATACCACTGACTCTGAAAACACAAGAAATGACATTGCATTTAGCACAAAAGATTTTATAACATTATCTGGTGGTAAAAATGGTGTATTTGGCAGAGACGACACAGTTACAGCACAAGCTGCTGAAGACGCACTTGTCATTGAAGCATATGAATTATATAATAATCCAGAAGAAATTGATGTTAATCTATTCATTGATGCTGATAAAGGTGTGACAGTTAAACAAAAACTAATTGAAATCTGTCAAGATACAAGAAAGGATTGTTTTGCTATACTTGATGTTGAGAGAGGTGATGTAATAAACAATAAAGGATCAGAAGCCACAGACCTTGTTAAATGAAGAAAAGGCCAGGGTGCTTCTACTTTTAACCCTAACACATCATATTCTGCACTGTATGGTAATTGAATTGAAGTTTTTGACAAATGGAATAAACAATATAGATGAATTCCAGCATCAGGACATATGGCTGGATTATTTGCACATACTGATAATGTAGCAGATGCTTGATGGGCACCAGCTGGATTGAACAGAGCAATACTTACAAGTGTAAGAAGATTAGCTTGAAACCCAACACTTGGTGAAAGAGATACATTATATCAGGCAGGCATTAACCCAGTAGTATCATTCTCAGGGCAAGGTAAAGTGGTTTGAGGACAAAAAACACTGCTTGACAAATCCTCAGCTTTTGATAGAATAAATGTAAGACGATTGTTCTTGGTTCTGGAAAAAGCAATAAGTACAGCTTCCGCATATTATATTTTTGAGCAAAATGACGCAGTTACCTGGATGCTTATGACAAATATGATTGAGCCATTCCTAAGAGATGTTAAAGGCCGGCGTGGAATCTATGATTTTTTGGTACAGATTGATGAGAACACTAACACACCTGAAAGAATTGATCGCAACGAGCTATGGGGTAACATCTTTATAAAACCAACGCGTTCAGCTGAATACATTGTGCTTAATTTTATTGCCACGAAAACTGGAGCTAGCTTCAGCGAATTAGCCGAAGCAATAAATCCATAACAATAAATTTACATTTTAAACATACTAATATAAGATAAAAAGGAGATATAATATGCCAGGTTTTGATATAAACAGCTTTAAAGCTAATTTTCAGGATGGTGCGAGAAGCTATTTGTTTTACATTATGCTTACAAATCCTGTAAGCACACTTGGTACTGAAAAAACAAGCTATTTAGTGAGAACAAGTTCAGTGCCAGAGGATACAATAGAGCCAATTGAAGTGCCGTGACAGGGAACAATGTATAAATTGGGGTCAACCCATACCTATGCTGATTGGACAGTGACGTTTTCTATTGATGTGAATCATAAATTACATACAGATTTTATTAATTGACAAAAAATGATACACGATCCAGAAACAAATGTACATGGAAACCCAACCACATACATGGTGGATCAAGAGATTTGATTACTTAATACAGCGGGTGTGGTTACAAAAAGAATGAAATTAGTCAGTGCTTGACCACAAACAATTGGTGAAATTTCACTAGATCATTCAAGCAAAGAACTACAGACATTTGATGTTACATTCACTTATTTGTATCATATAACTATATAAGGGAATAACTTATGAAATTAAAAAAAATATTTGAATGAAGTGATATTTAAAGTGGGTGATACAGTAACAATTAAAACTAAAGTGGCTGGATTGAAAAAAGACCATGAAGGTATTATTACAAACATTAATGGTGAATATTATTTAGTATTACCAAAAGGACGTAAAAAGGGGCAAGAAGTTGAATTATATAGCAGTGAAATAAAAGCAAGAAAATAACAAAAGGATAAGAATATGTCACTCAAGAAATTTTTAAATGTTTATGAGTTTGAAACTGTGCTGCCGGGATCGAATGAAAAGGTCAAGTATAAAGGCCTTTCAACAAACACAATGAAGAAATTGATCATTCATGAAAATGAAAAAGACCCATTAAAAGAAGAAGATATACTTGATCATATACTGAGTGTGTCTATTATTGATGAAGATTTTGATGTAGACAAATTGTATGTGCTTGATAGATATTATCTGTTCATAAAGATAAGGGAAGCAACAAAAGGATCAGTATATAAATTTCAATACACATGTCCTGAATGCAATGGTCAAACAGTACAGTCAATTGATCTTAAAACACTTATTTTAAAGAAGACTAAAATTAAAAACAACACAATATCTCTTCTCAAAGGCAATGTTAAACTGGAGCTCGATTATCCTAAGAGAAAAAACCAGAAGGAAGCTTATTCATATATAAATCCCAAACTGTCTGATAGAGAAAAGAGCATTGATATTCAATTAGCTGATCTTGCTGCATTTGTCACACATATTAAGACAAGTGATGGTGAACAGGATATAGATTACACTGAATTAATTGATTTCATTGGTGAACTACCTGAAAATGAGAAGGATGTGTTTGACCAATGGATTGAAAAGAATAAGTTTGGTATTGATTTAAAGCATGTATTAAAATGTCCTCATTGTGAGTTTGAAACAGAAAGAGATTTGCCGATGCAAAATTTTTTTTCTTAATTAATTTGTTTACAGTAGATGTGTCAGTAGAATATATAGTAGAACAGCAGTTTCAATTAGCAAAATATGGTAATATAAGTATAAGTGAAACAGAAAGCATGGCTGATATTGATAGAAATGCTTATTATTCATTATTAGTAAGAGATGAAAAAGAGAACAGCACTATTTAAAATAAACTCACTTGGTATTTTAGCCAACGGATTTTTTAAAAGTCTAAAGAGTATACATTAATACTTATTAGACTTTTTTTATTGGAGATTACATGGCAGAAGAAACAAAAAGCATAAGAGATAGATTATCGGATGAATTGGTAAGTGGATTTAACAAATCACATGAAGTGGTTGGTAAACACACCAGTGAAGTTCTTGGTGATTCTTTGGGTGGTTTAATTGATGATGTCAAAAATTTAGCTACTGGTGCTTTTGAAATGATGAAGGGTAGTTTTAGCACTCTTTTTGGTTTTGGTAAGGATGATCCACAACTTGAAGAAACCAAAGAACAAACAGGTCTTTTACGTGGCATACTTGATTATTTTAAAAAAGAAGATAAGGAAGAACAGCGGAAATTTAAGAAAAGGGGATTTCTTACTTTACCAGAAATAATTGTTGGTGGGATTGGCTTAATTATTGGTGCTATTATAAAAAAATTTATATTACCATTTGAAGCTGTTTATTTAGCTCTTAAGTTTTTATCTGTTAGCATTTGAAAAATAGTAAAGCCAATTATAAAACGTTTTGGGAAATTAACGGGTATTAGTAAATTAATTTCAAATACTATTTTAATGATACAAGAATTTTTCAGTGGTATAACATTCAAAATACAGTGAGCAATAAGAAGAAGCCAAAAACTAAGTAAAATTTTCACTACAGCTTCAAAGTTTTTTGTTAAAATAGGAAATGCATTTAAGTATATAATAAAAACATTTTCAAAAACATTTTCATTTATAAGTAAACTGCCGATAATTTCTCAATTTTTAGCTGGATTATCTTGAGGATTTAAAAAACTTTTTATTCCATTACAAATATTGTTGAGTACGATTGATTTTGTACAGGGATTTATGGGCACTAAGGGTTCTATTATAGATAAAATTAAGGGTGGTTTAAAAAAAGTTATTCATGATTTTATGGAGTTGCCAGTTAGATTATTAGGATGAATAACAGATTGATTTTTAGGGTTATTTGATATAAAAATCAAGGGTGGTTCAGCTAAAAAAATAATGGATGGTTTAATGAAAACATTAGATTTTAGTCTCTCTTTAATACTGTCTCCCTTTAAGTTAATACTTTGAGGTTTAAAAAAACTGGTAGAAATAGTTAAACCATTTGTACAATTGATTCCTTCTTTTTTCTCATGAATTTCAGAAAAATTCAGTTCTCTTATAGAT